CTTCGTCAGGGGGGAAGGACGCGAGTGTGTGTGTGGGCGCGCGGGCGCGCGGGGTATCGAATTCCGGGGAGCGTTGCAAGGGCAAACCGGTGACGTTGTTCACGGAATAGTGGTTTTAAAGTCAGACATTCATCACACCCAGATCTGGGAATAGTATGAAGGCATACGGGTTAATCCGAGCAATGGGGCTCGACACGCGGAAGTTGCGGTGCGACACGCCCGAGTCAGGGGGAACCTGTAACTTGGCATACACATTTTGACATAAGCATTATTTACCCTCCCAACCGTGCTTAAAACTCCGTGACCGCGGCCACTGTCTCACTAGGCGGGACACCTGTCTCAGAACGCGTCACCGCGCGGGGATGTGATTCAGGGCACGCAAAAGGGCCCCTCCCGATCTGGGAGGGGCCCTTCGTGACGGGGTCTCAGATGTCCTTCAGCATCCGCTCACGGGCGCGAGCCTTCGCCTCGGCGCTGCGCTCCTTGTTGCGCGGCGGGCGGCGCTTGCCGGTCTTCGTGATCGTTCCCGGGAAGTCCGGGTCGATCCGACGTGCCCGGCGCAGCCAGGAGTCCACGGTGTAGATGCTCTTTCCCAGGTCCTTGGCGATGTCCGTGCGGGTCTTGCCCTGCCCGATCTGCTCGCGCAGGAACTCGACCTCGGGACCCTTGTAGCGGTTGCCGCCGCGAGCAGGCTCCTCGCGCCTCTGGAGCACGTTTGCGGCGATTTCGCAGAGGGTCCGGTGGGGGATGCTGTCGGGGAAGCGGACGCCCTCGTCGGGGCGGCACAGGAGGTTCACGACGTGGTAGCGGCCGGCGGAGTCGGGCTCCTCGGTGATCTCGACCCAGTACTCGATCTCGTTCTTCGGGTCCCGGATCTGGACGGCCGGACGGCCCTGGAAGGTGGCCGGGCGGGC